GGATGTAGTCGTCGCCCTCGCGGAATACGTTGACGATGATGCCAAGGTCGTGATTTTGGATTGTGTAGATGCGGATCATGTCACTCGCCCTCCACGATTGCGCTCACGCGGGGAAAGAAGGAAGCCGCATTCGCCAGCTTGAACCGTCCGAGAGACTTGCGCGCCGCAATCCATGAGTGAAATGTGCGGAAATTGTTGCTATCCAAGACGATAAGAATTGAAGAACCGAGCACCTGAGCGTAGTAGACTGGCAGTTTTTCCCCCAATTTTTGCGAAATTTCTGGGGTGGTGTTTTTTTGGTTTGTCATTTTTCGTTCTCCTTTTTGCTGTTTTTGGCTCGGGAACGTGCTCCCGCCGATGAGTATACTATAGCCTACCGTTAGGGTATTGCAAGTCGTCGCAAGCGCTATTTTTAAGATTTTTTTTAGTGTATATTATGAACGTGCGTTCAGCTATGTAATCGCGCGTTCAGTGTGAGGTGCGGGTGCGGCCACCACGAGAATACATTCCGGTGATACTCGCGCTCCTGCGCCTGCGGTGCGCGATCATCGACGGCGATGTGACGCCATCGTGGCCGGTCACGGCGCGGATTGACCTGGAGTACGACGACCAGGAGTTGGCCAACGGGCGCAAGGCCCCAGGCCGGGCAGAAGCGGCAAGGAAAAAGGCAAGGCATCATGGCAGATTCAAAGCTCACGCACCCGGAGCAGATTTTTGCGGCCGCCCTGGTCAACGGGGGGCAAAACGGCAGGCCAATGACGGCCATACAAGCCTTCCAGAAGGCCTACCCGCGAGAGAAGGAGCCGAAGACCATCAGAGCCCGAGCAGCGGTAATGGCAGGCGATCCGCGAATCATCCGCGAGGTGGAGCGGCTAAAAATAGCAATGGCAAGGGGCTCCGGCGCGCTGGATCGAAAGGGCGCGGTGCTGGAGCTGTCATCAATCGCGGTGGACGCGATGAGCCCCCCGGCGACTCGCGTTCAGGCCATCAAGACGCTGGCCGAGCTGGAGGGCTGGGAGGCACCAAAGGCCACCATCGCAACCGAAAACCGGCGGGTGCTGGTCATCCACACAACGGCGGCCGGAACCGGGCAAAAGATAACCATGATCGAGGACAAAAAGACGAGCAATGCCGCACCAACTCCCCCAGGAAAGCCAAGTAAATGACCAAGCTGGCACAGATCATTGCAGAGCATGGGGCGGCCTCCGATGCCGGAGGGCATGCCCGGAAGGTCTGCTACGTGCCATCGCCGACAATGGAGCTGTTCCATGCGTCATCCGCATTCGTCCGCGGCATCATGGGGCCGGTCGGTTCCGGCAAGTCCGTGGCATGCTGCATGGAGGCCATTATCAGGGCGCATCAGCAACGGCCGAGCCCTGACGGCATCAGGCGCACCAGGTTTGCAATCGTGCGCAACACCTACCCCGAGCTGCGTTCGACCACCATCAAGACCTGGCAGGCGTGGATCAGCGACGACGTGTGTCCCATCGTTTATGGGTCGCCGATAACCGGACATTACTGCCAAGGGCTGGAGGACGGCACCCACGTGGATTCAGAGATATTCTTCCTGGCGCTGGATCGGTCGGACGACGTCAAAAAGCTGTTGTCGTTCGAGCTGACCGGCGCGTGGATCAACGAGGCGAGGTTTGTACCCAAGGCCATTCTGGACGCCCTTACCGGCCGCGTTGGGCGATACCCGGCAATCATGGACGGCGGCTGTTCCTGGCGCGGGGTGTGGATGGATTCCAACCCTCCAGACGATGATCACTGGTGGTACGAGGCGGCAGAGGTGACAAAGCCTGAGGGGCACGAGTATTTTCGGCAGCCTGGGGGGATTGTCCGCGACGCCACTGGCCAATGGGCGCTAAACCCCAAGGCGGAAAACATTGCCAACCTGGACGCCGGTTACTACCAGCGGCAGATTGCGGGCAAGTCCGATGCCTATATTGGCGTGTACCTGGGCGGGAATTACGGCGTGATCTCCGACGGGCGGCCGGTATTCCACGAGTTCAGCGACAATGTTCACGTGGCCAAGGAGCCGCTACGGCCGTACCCCGGCTTTCGCCTGTTCCTGGGCTGGGACTTTGGGCTCACCCCTGCCTGCATCATCGGCCAGTTGTCGGCACGCGGCCAACTCCGCATCCTGGCCGAGCTGACATCGGTGTCGGTCGGGGTGAGAGCGTTCGCGAGGAGCGTGGTAAAGCCCTACCTGCTGGAGCATTTTCGCGGTTACAAGGTCACGAGCGTGGGAGACCCGGCCGGGACGGCACGAGCACAGAGCAACGAGACCACGTGCATGGACGAGCTGCGCGACGCCGGCATTCCAACGGAGGGGGCGCCGACAAATGAGTTCATGGCGCGCCGGGAGTGCGTGGCCGGGTTCCTGTCGCGCATGATCGAAGGCGAGCCGGGGTTCCTGTTGTCGCCGACGTGCAAGCAACTGCGTTCGGGGCTTGGCGGCAAGTACTTCTTTCAGCGTGTCCGGGTTCCCGGCGAAGAGCGCTTCAAGGACGAGCCCGCGAAGAACAAGTACAGCCACCCTTGTGACGCCCTGCAATACCTCGCCCTGGCCTGCGACCCGGTGATTGCGTCACGCGAGCGCACGGTGGTCATGGAGCCCATGGTAGAGCCGTCCCCGCGAGGATGGACGTAAAATATTTTCAATGACGATTTTGCGATGTGGTGGAGCCCTGTATTGGTGTTTCTATGGACATGCAGTCACAAATTCAGCCGCCGGTGGCCAAGGGCCTTCTCGGGATTGTAACCCCCGAGGACACCCAGCGCATGCGCGACGCCAAGATTGCGGCGATGGATGGGAGCGCCGACGAACAGCGGCGCATGATCAACCTGGCGTCCTACATCGAGCACTGCTGGCAGGCTGCACAAGACGCAAAAGTGCAGGTCGAACAGCGGATCATCGACTGCCGCCAGATGGTCAAGCGCATTTACAGCCCCACCGTACTGGCCAAGATTCGCGAGTACGGCGGCTCCGAGACCTACATCGGCACCGTGGCCGTCAAGTGCATGGCTGCCGAGTCGTGGCTCTCAGACATCATGCTCCCACCGGATGACAAGCCATGGGAACTGCTGGCAACGCCAATCCCCTCGCTTCCTGACGACGCGGTGGCCATGATCGTCGATTTAGTGACGCAGAAAACTGCCGAGATGCAGGCGCTTGGCCAGGTGGTGACGCCTGATGTGGCCTTCCGCATGGCCGACGAAATGCGCGAGCGCCAGCTCAAGCTCCTGAAGGAAGAGGCCGAAGCCCGCGCCAAGCGAATGGAAAACGTGATCGAAGACCAGCTCGTTGACGGCAAATTCCAGTCCGCCATGCGCGACTTCATCCAAAATTTTGTACAGACCCCAGCCGGTATCATCAAGGCACCGGTGGTGCGCAAGCGCAAGATGATGGAGTGGGGGCAGAACCATGAGCCGATCATCAACGACGCCTACGTCTACGAGTGCGAGAGCGTTGACCCGCTTGACTTCTACCCATCGCCGCGAATGAAGCCTGACGGCCTGAACGACGGCTACATCATCGAGCGCATGATGCTTACTCGCAAGGAGCTGGTGGCGTTCAAGGACGTTCCGGGCGTGAGCAACGAGGCCATTGACCGAGTTCTGGACGAGTCAGGACGCAACGGCATCCGCAACTACCTGTCGGTTGATTCCAGCCGCGACAATCTTTCCGGCCGGACATCGCAGCAGCAGACCACCCACTCGGACGCTGAGTTCGAGGTGCTTGAGTTCTGGGGCTCGGTGTCCGGCGATATGTTGATCGAGTGGGGCATGGAGGACGGAGTGGAGCCGACGGCCGAGTACGAGGTGGTGGCACGCAAGTGCGGTAATCATGTCATTCACGCAATGGTCAACCCTGACCCGCTTGGCCGCCGACCGTACCACGTGGCCAGTTTCAAACGAGATGCAAGCTCGGTCTGGGGCGAGAGCCTTCCGGAGATCCTCACCGACATCCAGGAGATTAACAACTCCATCATCCGTCACTTTCAGAACAACCAGGCATTCGCCGCCGGGGCGCAGGTGGCCGTTGACGCCAGCAAGTTGGCCGCCGGCATGGACTTTAAGAAGGCGTGGCCTGGCAAGGTGTGGGCGTTCGAGAAGCTGAACGACGGCACGGTTCCGATCCAGTTCTTCCAGGCGCGGAGCAATATCGAAGCCACCATTCGCTCCTACACGTTTTTCGACACCATCGCCGACGACATCAGCGGCATCCCGAAGTACACCTACGGCAACGGCGACGGGGAGAAGGGCGGGGCTGGTTCCACGGCTTCCGGCTTGTCCATGCTCATGGGCAACGCCAACAAGCGCATCCGCGACGTGGTGACGACCGCCGACATCCGCATCATCAAGGAAGTTATCGAGGCGTTCTTCGTCCTCAACATGCTCAACCACCCCGACGCGAACATCAAGGGCGACGTGCAGATTCAGGCACGCGGAGCCCTCTCGCTGATGGTCAAGGAGCAGGTGCAGCAGCGCCGCGGCCAGTTCCTCGCCAGCACGGCCAACCCCATCGACATGCAAATCATGGGCGTCGAAGGACGGGCGCGCCTGCTCCGCGAGGTGGCCAAGACCCTCAACCTTCCCGACGGAGCCGTGGTGCCGGACGAACTGGAACTGCAACGCCGACTCGCTGAACAGCAACAGGCCGCAGCCGCCCAGCAACAGGCCGCCATGCAACCTGGTGGTACACCGCCGCAAAATGGCAATGTACCACAGCAACCGCCGGGGGCGCCGCAATGATCGCACCAACGGCAGAAGTTCAAGAGGCCGCGGCCAAACTCACCGGCGACGTGCGTTTCGAGGTGCTCAAGTTGTGGCTGGTGGCGAGCCGGAAGGCGGCCGCTGACGCGCTAACGACGGCAAACGGCGAGGCGTTGTTTCGCCAGTTGCAGGGCGAGTGCCAGACACTGGACAAGATCATAGGCATGATTGATTACGCGGCCGCCAACAGG